CAAAACTAACATTCACGAACGACGGGACGGCGGACGGCTACCCGTCGTTTAAATTTACAGCGGACAGAAACTATAAAATGTTTGGTTTCAGACACGCAAACGGCGAAATAGCGCAATTCGGGTACTCTAGCAACGCAACGCCCGTAATTCAAGCAGGCCAAGTGTGTATCTATGATACACGCACTAACAAGGCTAAAATCGACGGGAAACTCGTTTATTTAAGTGAGGGACGAGGCTTTACAGTAGCACCGGGACAAACTGAAATAGCTTTAGTTTTTCCGGAGAGTGCTACACAAATAGTTAAAGGGACGGTAAGGAGTGAGTACCATTGATAACATTTTACGATAGACGTTACAACGTACTAGCTCAGGCCTCTTTTAACGGACATGAGGGCCTAGTCGCTTATGATGATAAATTTAACGACGACTTAAAAACGGGTATCGCGACGTATAAATTCTCGATTGATAAGACAGACGAAAGCGTTAAAAATATTTCTATCGGTTCGTATATTCGCGTCCTTACATTCGATAACGAGAAATTATGGTTCGAGATTTTGGACATTGAAGAAGATCACGACAGAATAGACTTTACAGCGCTTGACGCTGGTATTGATTTAATCGGCGAAACGGTCGGGCCGTATGAGGCAGACAAAGGCTATACACTAAAACATTATCTTGACAAATTCATGTTTGACAGCGGTTGGACGTCTGAAATTCCGGAGTCGGTATCGACTAAAACGCGCAAACTAAAATTCGAGGGTTGGGAAAACGCAAGCAAGCGTATTCGTCAAGTTGTAGGAAATTTCGATTGTGAGCTCGAATATGACATAGAGGAACGCGACGGCAAACCGCATAGAAAACTAATTCGTATTAAAGAAAAGCTAGGACAAGAAAAAGACGTAAGGTTAGAATACGGACGCGAAATTTCAAACATTAAGCGACGCATAAGTATTCAAAACCTTGCTACGGGGTTACGTGGCGTTGGTACGGACGGTATAACACTAGAGGGGTACCAATACAACGACGGGCGCTATTGGACGGGCGACGGGGCTATTTACGACTCACAAGAGGGTAAACGTTGGGCCCGACATTCGCCGGAGAGTGGCGGTTATATTATGGCGACGTATGAAAGCGAGGCTAAAACGCAAAAAACGCTTTTCGACGAAACGTTATTACAACTTAAAAAACGCGCCTATCCGGAGATAGAATACGAGGTACAGTTTAACGAATTGCCGGAAGACGTTAAAAAAGGCGATACAATCCTCGTCGTTGACTATACTTTTAAACCAGCTTTAAAAGTTCGCGGACGTGTTGAGGAAATCGAGGGTAGTTTATCCCGTAAGTTCTACGGGGAGGGACAAGTCGTTATCTCAAACATTGAGTACAAGGAAACAAACGTTGACGATCGTTTAAAAGCTATCGAACACACCCTACTAAAACAAACGACTTTCGACCCGTCCAAAGTTCCAGCCGTGGCGCATATCTTCTCTAGCAACGGTACAGTATTTACCGACGAGGCAACAACGACGCTAGAGGCTAAAGTAACAAAGTTTGATATTGATATATCGGAACAGTACACGTACAAGTGGAAACGTAAAAGCGCTAAACTCGAAAACAACGATACGGAATGGAACGAAACGGAACATAACGGCAAACGGCTACATTTAAACAAACAAGATATAAATGTTCAAGCCGAGTTCGTGTGTGAGATTTTCAAAGACGGACAACTAGAGTTAACGCAAAGTATTCTCTTAAAAGACCTTGTTATTAATAAATATAGAGGCAATACAGCGCCAGCAAACGCACAATCGGGCGACTTTTGGACGGACACCTCGACGGGTAAAGAGGTATTAAAAGTATACGTTAATGGCGCATGGACGCCGGCTATTTCAGATAACGCGGCAGACCTAGCCGAGTTTAAACGAGCGTGGGAGGAAAACAACCGCGACTACGCGGAAAAGTTAACCACAATCATACACGAACTAGAGAGCGTTAAGGAAAGCGAGAAACATACCCGCGACCTTACAGGACGTTTCGGAGATTTAGAGCAAGCCTATAAAAAGATACTAGAGCAAGAAAAGGTAATTGAGGGCCTAGGAGAAAGACAAAAAGTTTATGAGCTTACGTTGGAACAATCAAGCGCGGTTATTAGAACACTTAATAGCGTTTTTGATATTTCAGACGACGGTTTAATTATCGGTAAGAATAATTCACAAATGAAAATGGTATTAAACAATGACCGCCTAGAGTTCCTAGACGGCGGGCGCTTGACGGCGTACATGACCGGACAAAAACTATTTATTGTTTCGGGGGCCTTTTGGCAAAGTGTAAACATTGGAAATCACATTTTCGAGAAATTCGGAGATGAGTTTACAATCGTATCATACGCGGGAGGTGCTGTTAAATAATGTTCAAAATTGATATAGCAAGAAAATTATATAACGGATACGTCCAATTAGTTCTACGAGTCAACGAGGTTGAAATCGACAAAGAGAATAATACAAGTACGGTCGAGTGGGAGTTATGGTTAGAACGTGCTAGCACATACGTATACAACCTAAACAATACGAGTGTAGCAAGTGTAACGTTTAATGATGATGTAATTCTACAAAAGAACGTAAGCTATGACCTACGTAATAATGAATGGGTTTCATTCGGTAAGGGCCGTAAAGTTATACAACACGACTCGAACGGGGAAAAATCTTTTACGGCGTGGGCTAGGTTAACCGACGTTGCCGGCCTCGGTAATATCGGGTGGATGAGCGGGACGGTTACGTTAACCAAGATTGACCGCGAAAGTCGCGTTAAAAAGGTAACAGCTAGCACACTAGGGCAACCCGTAACGGTTGAGATCGATAGAAAACTAGAAACACATACGCATGAGGTTTCATACCGTATTAATGGTTCGGAGTGGTTCGACGTTGGAAATAACATAGCGTATATGAAAGAGTTTATCCCGCCTATCGAGCTAGCTAACAACATTACAGCAAGTGAAACGGGCGCGCTTGATATTCGTGTTAAAACGTTCGTAAATGGTAAACAACTAGGAAATGACGAGTTTAGTAACGGGAATAAAATTAAAGTACCGGAAAATCTGTTACCAACGTTTGAGGCGCTAGAGTTAACGGAAAGTAACGCTAAAATGGCCTCTATATTGCCGGAATTAAACTATTTACAGAATAACTCGGTAATTAGCGCGAGCATTAAAAACGCGTCTAGTGTTTACGGGGCTACAATTACAGCGTACAAAATAACAGCACGTTCAAGCGTCGTATATGGACAGCGAGGCGACATTATCCCGGACGCGCCGGGGCTATTCGACGTAACCGGAGAGGTAACGGACAGTCGAGGCCGTAAGTTTACACGCTCGCAACAAGTAACGGTACACGGGTACAGCACACCACAAATTAATGTATTCTTACCGTTACGGTCGGGTAATAGGACTAATAGGAACGTAAAGGCACAAACAAGCATTACAGTTCCGGAAATTAGAGTAAGTGGCCGTAACATTAATGAATACACTATACAAGTAGAGTATTCCGCAAGGTATTCGGACGGTACGCAACAATGGGCGACGGCGTTACGTGAGCGGTCGAGTCAACCACAATTTACTAAGTCGCTAGATTTAGGCAACGTGTATGACCTAGAGAAATCATACGACTTTAATTTATTAGTTACCGACCGTTTCGGGAATACGGCAAAGTCAAGTTTACCAATCGGGACAGCTAAGACGCTAGCCGTGTTTACTAAGGACGGTTTCGCGTTGGGCGCTATTCCGGAAGATGATGAGAAAAATATGTTTTTATGCGCTATGCCAGCGAAATTTAAAAACAATATCTTTATTGACCGCAAAGAGCTACCGGCTTACATTCGCGACTTAATCTATCCTATTGGTAGTTTGCATTTTACGACTACTAACACAAACCCCGCTACATATTTAGGCGGAAAGTGGGAGAGATACGCAAAAGGCCGTACAATCGTGGGAGTAGACGAGGCACAAAACGAATTTAAGACAGCCGGACAAACGGGCGGTACTAAAGACTTACCGTTACCGTATATAGGAGGTAACGGAGTTGGGCCGGGTAATGGGCTTTATTTAGATATTTCAAAAATGGGCCGTTATGGAAATAGCGGACGTGGTTGGACAGTTCATAGTGGCACCGAGGTATACCCGGCTAGTGAAAAAAGCGACGGTTACGACAAATTACAACCATATATTACAACGTATATATGGCGTCGAATTGCATAAGAAAGGGGCGAATATATGGAACTAGAACAAGTAAGACAAAAGAAAAGACAGTTAGAGGAAGATTTAACAAAGAGAAACGAGGAGTTAAACGCCCTAAAGAAAGAAAAGGCTTCATTAGACGCGGACTTAAACGTTAAGCGCGAAAGTATCGCAACCGCCGAGCAAGCTATTTTCGACAAACGCGAAGATTTACGCAAGCTAGAAATTGCGCTCGAGGTTATGGAACGTTGAGCTCTCTAGTATCGGACGCCGTGGTAATTGCTTTTGTGGGCGGTATTGTGAGCATTATTACGGCACAAATTACAACACAATCAAAGAAAAACGCGGAAATGATAACGAGTAAACTATCCGACATAAACAAGGATATTACAGAATTAAAACAAGACGTTTCCGACGTTAAGGCGATCGGCAAAGAAAATAGGGACGGTATCAGACAAACGCAACGATACCGCCTATTTAAAGAAATGACTCGCGACATTAAGTTAGGTTATACGACTCTAAGCCGTTTAAACGAGATTAGTAAACTGTATCATAGTTATGAAAAGTTAGGCGGAAACGGCGAAATACATGACTTATACGAAATTTATATCAAACTACCGGTAAGACCGGAAAAACAATAAAAGAAAGAGGTAAAAATATTATGATCAATTGGAAAGTACGAGTATTAAATAAAACATTTTGGTTAACATTGGTACCAGCTTCAGCGCTTTTATTACAAACGTTTCTAGCTGTATTTAACGTTCGTTTAGAGTTAGGCGAAACAATCGACAAATTGTTAGTATTCATTAATGCACTATTCGCGGTATTAATGATTGTTGGTATTGTTAACGATCCAACAACTAGCGGAATTAGCGACAGTTCACGCGCTATGACATACGAAACACCTAACAACCAATAATGTATAACAACGGGGGCCCTCACGGGTTCCCGTTTTGTTTTAAAAAGGGGGAACGTATGGAAAAAGTAATTAAAAAGCATTTAACTATTACGTCCGTTAATCGAGGCGTTGAGCAATTAGAGCATGAAATTTACAGCAAGGACAAAGGAACGGCCGTTTTTAAGTTTACGACCGACGAATTGACCGCAACTAAAGTACTATGCTTGTTTTATTTCAAGGACACAAAACGTTATAGAACGGTAGAGGCTACAATCGAGGGCAATACGATTACAGTCCCGTTTGATAGTTCATTAATCACTACAAGCGAGCCGGTAATTGGTTACGTGTACTTTGAGAAAGTAGAGCAATCGACGGACGTTTACGCGTTCGCGTTTAACGTAAGGGTTAGCGCTATTGATAGAGCGCAAGAAACACCACTAATCGAACGACCAACGGGGCGTGTAGTAGACGTTGAAAACATTGTAACGAAACAAGAACTAGACGAGCTATTTAACAAGATTAAAGCGCAAGGCGGGACGTATGACGACAGCAATTTACGCGCGGAATTAGAAAACAAGGTAAACCGTACTGAATTTTCACAATTTACGGGCAAAATTGAGGCTTTAGAGCAAAAGACAGATAAAGACACTATCTATAATGACGAGCCCTTAAAACGTCGTTTAACGGCCCTAGAGAGCAAGCCGGAAATAGACGTTAATGATCTAGTTACAAAACAAGAATTAAACAGTAAGGGTTATTTAACGGAACACCAACCGTTAACAGAATACGCCAAGAAATCTGAACTACCGCAAGCGTACAATGATACAGTATTAAAAATGCGCGTTCAGACGTTGGAAACTAAAACGGAAACGCTCGCGACAAAAGACGAGGTAAAAGCCGTACAGTTGAAAGCGGGAGTAAAAGGCGAACGTGGCGAAAAAGGCGAACGAGGAGAGCCCGGCCCGCAAGGCCCGCAAGGTTTACCCGGCCCGGTAGGCCCTAAAGGCGACGCGGGGCCTAAAGGAGATAGAGGCAACCAAGGGTTACAAGGGGCACCCGGACAAACGGGCCCTAGAGGCGAACAAGGACAGCCGGGGCCGGCGGGAGAGCGTGGCCCTATTGGACCAACGGGGCCTAAAGGAGAAAACGGACGCGACGGGGTAGGTATTCCACAAAAGCTAAGTATTGCCGGAAACGTGGTTACGTTGAGTGACGGGGGCGGTAGTATCACACTACCAACGACGGCACCGGCTACAAGCGGAAATAATGGACAAGTCAACCAATACGAAATACACGGAACGGGTATGCCAAACGGAAAAGTTACGGCACCAATCGGCACGACATACGTCGATACAGCCGTTACAAACGGGGCGTTAAAATGGATAAAACGTAGAGGTAACGACTCTCAAGGTTGGGAGGTACTGACCGGGGACACGGGGTGGCGTAATCTTCCTATTGTTTCTAAACTAGGAAACTCATTTTTAAAAGTTCGACGCAGAAACGATGTAGTTACTTATCAATTCGGCGGGCTTTCTTGGGGTTGGTTCGGCGTCGTTCGTCGTGGTGGTGCAGGGTATCAACCACAAGGTAGCGATAAGGAACGAAATTGTTACATTTTAGGGTTAAGTGGGGTTCCTGTCGGTTTCCGTTCAGAGTCATCTTTAATCGGTGGAATTTATAACGACAAGGGGACGCCTTACGGGACATGGTACCTAGGAGGCGCCGGAGATAGTAACATGTTACGTTTTCAATTTACCGACCCGGTACCGACTGATCGTGATATTGGCGACATACGTGTTAGTTCAATAACTTATCTCACGAGTGAGCCGTGGCCGGGCGTTTTACCATAATTAAAAGGAGGAAATATATAAATGACAACAGTAAATGAGGTTGTAGACTTTTTCAAATATCTAGCAAACAACGGTACAGGGGTAGACAATGACGGAATGTATGGCACACAATGCGCGGACGTTCCGGCATATATCTCGTACCATTATTTTGGTAAGCAATTATGGGGTAATGCTATCGACTTACTAGACAGCGCAAAGGCGCAAGGTTTCGAGGTTATCTATGAGGGCGACGGCGTAATCGCTAAGGCTGGCGACGTGTTCGTAATGAGCGTTCCGGGTTCACCGTATGGACATACTGGCCTAGTAATCGAAGACAGCGACGGTTACACGCTTAAAACAATCGAACAAAACGTTGACGGTAATTGGAACTTTTTAGAGGTAGGAGGGCCGGCACGTTATCGTACTCGCTCTTATGCCGGAATGGTTGGTTATATCCGTTTCCCTTATGGTTCCGAGGCGCCAGCAATTAAAGAGGGTTGGCAACAAGACGGCACGGGTTGGTATTATCGCGACGCGGACGGTAGCTATCCTATGAATACATGGCGAAAAATCAACGGTAGTTATTTTAGATTTAATTCAGACGGCTACATTTTAGAGAATACATGGTACAAAGACGAGCAAGGCTATTGGTATTGGTTAAAAGAGGGTGGATATATGGCCCTAGGCTGGCACAATATCAATAATAAATGGTATTTCTTTAATAACGACGGGGAAATGGTAACGGGTTGGATCCAATACTTTGGTAAATACTACTATTGCAACGTCGAAAACGGGGAAATGGTATCTAAAGAGGTTCGCAACGTTAACGGCGAATGGTACTTTTTCAACGAAAACGGCGAAATGCTAGAGCGTTCGGCTGTATATGTAGACGAAAACGGCAAAATGCACTTTGAAAAATAAATAGACTTTTTAACCTACCTTTCGGGGTAGGTTTATTTTTTTGCAAAAAAATTTTAAAAAATGCAATTTAGGGCTTGCAATATATCGCGTATGTGATATAATAAAAGTGTAAGGAAAACCACCACAAACAGAAAAGAGGAAAAACAACCATGAAAATTAGAGTAAGAATAGACAGCAAAACAGCAAGACGAGTATTTAACGGCGACTTTGACAGTTTACCGCTATCAATCATAACTGACAGTTCGGAAAAATATATCAACAAAAAAGATTTACAAGAAAATTATTTTCGCGGAAAACACATTAGAAAAGGTGACTTTAAAGGGTTGCGCGAAATGGAAATAAGAGTTAAAAAAAGTGAGGCGTATTTGAATGGTAAAGACCTATACAGCGCGTTTATTATGGAAAAGTTACACGATAACAAGTGGTATATCCAAGTGCAAAACTATATAAATAATTACATGAAATCGGGAACGCTTTTCACGTTTACTGATGAAACAAATGATGATATGATAGATAGACAGTTATAACGATATGAGGTAGAGTATGAAAGTAGATACTAAAAAAATAGAGTGGTTGTTAGATAACGTAACACAATACGAAATATCTAAACATTGTGGCGTGAGTCAATCGACACTATCGAGCGTTAAGACCGGTAAACGCCAATTAAAAAACTTAACAATAGAGATAGGCGACAAGCTAACAACCTATGCGAAAAAGAAACAACGTTCCGTATCTGTTCCGCAAAACGTACAAACGACGGAAGACGTGGACAGATAGAAACGCTGTTATATAATGAAAATACAAACATAGGAAAATGAGGGAAAATAACTAAAACGCCCTCCTGAAACGTATACCTAGGCTAGAAACGCCGTTTTAATAGCGTTTCTAGCTTTTTTGTTCCGCGAATGTTCCGCGGGTTAAAATTTCTTTGATTTTTTGAGCCTCTTTTATCTTCATATCGTCTAAAATATGAGCGTAAGTTTTTAGAGTTATATTAGCGTCCGCGTGGCCTAGTCTTCGACTTACTGTTAACAGTTGGACACCTTGCGACAAAAGTATACTAGCGTGAGTATGACGCAACGCGTGAAATGTTACGACCTTTTCTATTCCGGCACGTTTTAAAGCGTGTTCTAGTGTTTTATTTACCGCGTTATTAGACATTCTAGTAAACACTCGATTGTCTTCATTGTCGCGCGGTAGTTGTTGTAACACGTCTAATAATTCACGGTTAACCTCTATTGTACGCTTACTATTCTTTGTTTTGCCGTCCGTAAAATCGTTCGTATAGTGATAGTCGAAACCCTTATCTATACGAATAGTGCAATTTTCAAAGTCGATACAGTCCCACGTTAAACCTAAGCACTCACCAAAACGCGCCCCTGTATACATACCTAACAAGATAACATAACGGGCTGTATATTCCGGTTGTAGCCCGTCCATAATAGCCTCGTGCAAGGCTTTAAATTCTGTATAACTTAAATGCTTTATTTCCTCGTCCTTTGTCCGCTCGTCGTTACCTTTAATCACTACCGCAACGGTAGGATCATAAACCAATATTTTAGATTGTATCGCGTGTTTTATACACGCTTTTACATAATCATGATACTTTTTAACGGTAGGTTTAGAGCGGGTAAGTGCTAGAGTATTTAGGAATTGTTGGTAATTATCTATTGTTATATCTTTTAACGGCACGTTGTAAAATTCCCGTACGTAAGCCGTTATAGTTTTCAAACGTCGCATACTCTTATATGCAATAGTTCCGTCTTTATATAGCTTTGCCCAATTTTCCATATAGTCCGCGAGTAACATTTTTTCCTTGCTAAAGTTCTTACCTTGTAACATTTCATTCTCACGTATTATAGACGCGTCGCGCGCCTCGGCTTTAGACTTAAAACCGCCTTTAGATACGGCTTTTTGTTTGCCGTTATCGTAATAGTAAACCTTGTAAGTCCATGTTTTCCCGCGTTTGTATATGCTAGCCAATTCTTAACACCTCTTTTCATATAGAACGTATGTTCTTATAGTTTTAAAATAAATAGCCTATCTTAAGGCTATTTATTATGATATTCTTGATATTTTTCGGGTAGTTGATTATCTAAAAGCTTACTAGCGTTTTTAACATGGTTATCAACAATCTTTAACGCTTGGTTTATTTTTTCTTTATTCCCCGTAATAGCAACTTTGTAAAATTCTGATAGAGCGTTATATAGTTTTAAAATAGATTGAATATCCTTATCCGGAAACGCCTTTTTACTGATAACGTCTGTTTTTAAGTTTTTCATATCGTCATTGATACGGTCGTTAAAGGCGCTAAGATTTTTAACGCTGGTATCTAACTTGTTTTCTTTAACGTCTATCGCGAATTGATAGACAATATCTGTATTTTTAAATAGTTCTTGTTTAATTTCCTCTAGTTTTTCGTCTTTCAATTTAGCGTTTGTTTTTGTTTCGGTAGTAGATACGGTAGTTTCTGAAACAGTTGTAACGGTTGTTTCGTTAGAAACTTTAGTATCAGACGCATTTTGTGAGCAACCAACTAAAAATAGAGTAGTAGCAAGTAGCAAAACATATTTTTTCATATTAAATATTCCCTCATTTCCTCTTTAACGCCGTACACCGTCTTTAATACGTCGAATGTTTCCGCGTATTGTGAGTAGTGCTCGTTATATAGTTCTATCATTAATTCAGTTGCGAAAACGTCCGCCTCTGTTTCTAGCTTACCTTTTCCGCCGTAATGAGCAGAGTATAGCCCGTTTAGGCCGTAATGATTTATAGCGTGGTATAACTCATGAGCGCATACAAGATACTTTAAATTGCTGTCTTTTAAATTTCTATTGATCCATATTAAAGGCTTATCGTCCGGAGTAGACAATAACAACCCTTTGATTTTTCCCGGTAAACACTTAAATTCATATTCTATACCTTTTTTGTCCGCAATATCGAACGGGTTAGCCGTGCCGTGTTCGCGGACTATGTTTTTAATATCCAATCAAAAACCCCCTTTATTTACTATCTTTTATTCTTTGCCAAAGCATACCGCGTATCATTCCGTCAAGTTGTAGCTTTTCCTCGTCGGTTAATTCCACGCCGTCGTAACTCATGACTACATCATTACGCTTTAAAGCTTTATCGAATTTAATAACGTCGTCGTCGGTTGCCCAATCCGGCGCGCCTCGTCCTAGTAGGTAGTCCGTTGATACGTTGAAATATTCCGCGACCTTAACTAACATTTCCGGCGTTAACTTACGACGTCCGGCCTCCCAATGTCCTACCGACGATTGAGTAGTGCCGAGTATTTTCGCTAGTTCGCTTTGTGATAAATTCTTTTTCAAACGTAATTCAGACAAAATATAGCCCGTGTTCATTATTTCGCCTCCTTTAATTTAGTTTGTATTTTCATTAGTATTATAGCTAATACATCATGTATTTAAAAACAAAATAAATTAATTTTAAAAAAATACTACTTTAGGTATTGCAATTAAATACATAATGTAGTATTATAGAGTCAAGGAAAGGAAAGGAGGTTAGCGAATGACCTTTAAAACGTATATCACAAAGCAACGAAAAGCCCTAGGATATAGCCAAAATCAACTAGCTACACTACTAGGCGCCTCACAATCCACGGTAGGACATTGGGAAACGGGGCGACGCGTTCCGAGTGATAGACACATCATTAAAATGGCCTTACTTTTTAAAGAGCCGGCCGAGAAAATTTTTTTAATCAAGAATAGTACATTACGTACTAAGTAGCGTACAGATAGGAGGGAACAATGCAAGAAACAGAATTTAAGGAATTATTTTTCAAGGCGTTTAAAAATGATCGCGAAAAACTGAAAGAGTGGTTACAGATACAAACGGCACCACTTACGACTAGAGAGCTATGCGACGCAACGAAAATCAATATAAATAGTTGGTATAAGTCGAGCGTAAGAAACGCGCCGGAGGTAGTGGCGCTAAGAGATAGAGTTACAAATAAAAGCATAATCTACAAACCCGAGGCGGTAGAGGTAGTAGCTCGATTATGGAAAGAGAAAAAGAGAAAGAAAGGAGAAAGAACAGCATGACAAGAGCGCAACTAGAGCTAGAAAGAAAACAAAAAGTAGGAGTAATGAAACGAAACGTATTAAAAGCGTTTATCAGAAAATATCTAAAGTTTCTAGGGTTTCTAGCTTTTGTACTATTGGTTAACTTGTTTATCGGTTATTTAGCGCTAGGGGCGCAAGAACAGCAAGTAAGAGAGGCGGAAAGTTGGAAGAATGGCACGTATGTATATCCACAATAAAAAAAGCCAACGCGGGCACGTTGACTAAGTAATAAATACCTAAGGAGATTATACCATGAATGATTACGAAACGAAACTACACAACCAATATTTAGAGCCGGAAGAAGATGAAATTTTCGGGGAAGATTGGAACGGAAATAACATTTATTTCGGGGATGAATATTTCGACATTGACGGCGAGTTAGTACTTGTTGATGAAATTGAAGAGTTCGTAAGAGAAAACTACTCGAAATTTACGGCGGGGGAATGATAGGAAATGAAATTACACGAAAAATTATTAGCAATTCAAACGAAACTTAAAGCGCCTAAAGGACAGTATAACAGTTTCGGGAAATACAGTTATAGGAGTGCCGAGGATATTCTCGAGGCGGTTAAACCGTTAAACGCGGAACAAGGCGTACTACTAACAATTACGGACGAAATCAAAGAAATCGGCGGTCGCGTTTATGTAGTAGCTACCGCGACAGTATCAGACGGGACGGACACGTTACAAGTGAGCGCGTTTGCTAGAGAGCCGGAAAATAAAAAAGGAATGGACGATAGCCAAATTACGGGGGCTACGTCATCATACGCCCGTAAGTACGCTTTAAACGGCTTGTATGCTATCGACGACAACAAAGACGCGGACACGGACGAACACAAACAGCAGCAAGACAACGCGCCTAAGAAACAACAAGCGCAAAAACAACAACAGAAACAACAGCAACAAGAACAAGGGTTCACGGAAAAAGAATTACATGAGCTAGTAGAAAAATATGTACGCAATATCGAGGCGCTAGGCGTTGACCGTGCTAAGTTAATCGAGTTTGTATGTAACAAACATAGCGTTGGAAACTTGTTTGACCTAAAACCTAACGTATTAGTAGGAGAGCTAAAGGCTATTTACTTAAACAAAAAAGGACAAGCGCAAAATGAAGGAGGAAAAACGAAAACATGGTAACAGAATTAGCAAAGATCACTAACAATTTTGAAATCACGCAAAACTTGACGGGTGAATACGAGGTAACTAACTACCAACTAATTTTAGACACTCTACAAGCGTACGCGGAAAATATTGACGAGGTTTTAATCGTAACAACTGACGAAAACAGCGTAAACGGGGCAAAGGCGACTAAGAAAGAATTTAAAGAAATGAAAGAGGCTATCGAAAAATCGTTTGAAACTTTCATGAAACAGATTGAACCCGTTACAAAAGCCCGTTTAGATTTTAAACGCGTATTCACAAAAGCCGAGGCGAATATCGACGCGAAAATTAAGGACGTATACGTTGAGTGGATAAAAGAGGCCCTTTTTGAATACGGAAGACACGCAAGTATTGACGTTACCTATGAAATGCTAGATCAGAAAGCCTTTGCGCGTAAGCAAACGAAAAAGAGCATTTACGACGCCGTCGAAAACGAGGTAATGCGAATTGAGGCGGAATACGCAAAAGAGGAAGAAGAACGACAAACGCTAATTAAATACTGTAAGAAAGCCGGGCAACCTTACGAGGCGTTTATCCCTCTACTTGGTAATCAAGAATTAAACGACGTACTGAAAGCCGTTGACAAAGCGGAAGAACAACAGAAAGAACGCGAGAAAGCGGAAGAAGAACGACGCAAACAACAAGAAGAACAAGCGGAAAAAGAAAAAGAGGCCCGCGAAACGATTATCGACGAAATCGTACCAACGCTAGAGCCTACAATGAGCGCCGGAACATGGACAGAAAACACCGCGGAACGTAAAGAGCTATGGACTATTCAATTATGGTTAAACGACAGCGAGAAAGAATTATTAAAACAATTCTTAACAACTAACAATATCAAGATTGAAAGTGTTGAGTAGTCAATGGACTTTAACGCAACTTTAAAAAGCAAAAAAGCGGGCATTTTAACGTTTGAGGCGGACGTTGATATAAAACTACCCTCATACCTCAAAAACGAGCGTACGGGCTTATATCAAGCAAATATAACTATATTAGACCCCCGAGGTATCACAAAAGACCAACGGGGCTATATATACGGCTTGTTTAACGACATATCCGAGTACACGGGCTACCCACCGGAAATTGTCAAAGATTTTCTAAAAGGGGAATTTACAACAGAAAAGCGCCCCGACCTCGAAAATTTAAGCCTTGCATTTAATGCAATAAGTCAATACAACGCCGGGGAGTTTATCGAGTTCATTTTGGAATGGTGCTTTAAAAACGAGGTACCGTTCAGACATCAAAAATATTTTGTCGGTAGCGAGCACACTAGAATGTTGTTTCTATATCTGAAATACCGGAAATGCTTTATAAGTGGCGAACGTGGCGACGTGGCCCATTTTGAGGCGGTAGGTATGGGACGTAATAGAAACAAGATAGACCACTCAAAACACCGCTTTATGTGTTTACGGCGCGACTACCATATAGAACAACACACAATAGGCCTAGAGGCGTTTTGTGAGAAATACAAGATCATACCAATCAAACTCACACCGCAACAAGTGAAAGAGTTCGGAATTGGTAAGGAAATAACGGAAGAACAATATATATACAAAAAGGAGTATTAAACAATGAGTAAAGAATACGTTTTAGCAATTATGGAAGAAAAAACAGGAATGTTGGTTTGTAATATTGAGGTAGAGGAACATTTAAAAATTAATGTACAAGCTTGCGACGCCGTGGTCGGCGCGGAATTTATCGCGGTTAGAGATAATAACGCGGACTTTTTCGAAAAATCTTTAGAAAATGCAAAATTGACAGCGAAAAAAATCGGGAACGGGGAAAAAACTTATATTCCGGTAATTGTTGAATGTGATATGAAAGTTACAACTTTAGACGGCGACGAAATCGATCGTGTGAAACTAATTAATAAACATAGAGGAACAATGGTAGCAGATTTTATCAAAGGTTTAATCGACTAGAAAGGACGGGAGGAAATGGCACGACCACGCAAGGACGGCCTCGACTATTTCCCGCTAGACGTTAATTTTTTATCAGACCTCAAAATTAAGAAAATCATTCGAGCCTACGGGGCGCAAGCGGTAGCCGTGGTAATGAGCGTACTTACCACGATTTACCGCGACAATGGATATTTTGCGACGTATGATGACGATTTAATTTTTATCATAGCGGACGAGTTAAAGCTCGAGGACAGCTACGTTAAAAACGTAATCGAGAAATTAATCGAGGTTGATTTTTTAAACAAAGAACAGAAAGAAAAAAACAATATTTTAACGTCTATCGGAATACAAGAACGGTATTTAAAAGTGTGTGAGCGCCGAGTGAAAAAGAAATTAAACGCGACTTACAACCTCATAAACGACAGTTCAAACGAGTTACCGCAAACAGAAAGTGCGCCCGAGGGTAGTTTTTGTAGACAGAAACCCCGCTCAACGGGAGTAAATGACAGCAAGAGTACACAAAGTAAAGTAAATAAAAATAAAGTAAATAAAAATAAAATAAATAATAACTTACTTACTAGTAGTGAAAAAAATTCTGACGTTCAAGAATTGGTGAATATGTATCAAGAAAATTTCGGTATATGTAACTCACTCGTAATTAATGATCTTGAAAAGAGTTTAGGTTATTTAGATAAAGACGCAATAATTGAGTCTTTCCGTTTATCACTTGAAAAGGATAACCCTTATTTATACATGAAAGGTATATGGTCTAAGTGGAAAGAAAACGGAATTAAAACGTATGCACAAGTAAAGCACAACGAGGAACAGCACAAACAAAAGAGAGCTAGTTACAAGCCTAAAGGGTATGTAGAGCCGTTGCCAGATTGGGCTATTTAAAAGGAGTGTGAAAAGTGAGCGAACTAGAAAGAGAAAAAGACTTTTACAAAAACAATCCAAAACGATACGCGGAACTAGTCAAACAAATTTCCGGACTAAAAACAACGGACAAAGAGAAATATTTAAAATCGAAACGGGAGTTAATCAAAGGGGTTAATAATGCGAGATAGATACAACTTTACAATTTACGGGGAATGTGTGGCGAAAGCCCGCCCCCGGTTTACACAATACGGGCACGTATACACACCAGCTAAAACGAAAGAATACGAGCGGTTAATTAAAAGCGTCGCGCGTGAGAATAATATCCCGTGCATTACGACCGCTTTAAAAATCGACATTACAATTTACAAGTCAATTCCGGCTAGTTGGACAAAGAAGAAAAAAGAGCAAGCGTTAAGAGGGGAATTGTTACCGGTAGTTAAACCGGACATAGACAACTATGTTAAAGCCGTATTAGACGGGTTAAACGGGCTATTGTTTGTAGACGATAAACAGATAATCGAACTAACAGCAAGAAAGAAATATAGCGACAGCGCAAGAACGGAGGTTACAGTTTGGGCGATTTAACAGTATTAGAACAAGTTTTTTTAGAACATTTAAACTACGGCGTGGAAAATGCCGTAACGAGTAAATTATTAGCACACAAATTTAAAATTGATAGACGACGTGTGATGAAGACGGTTAGTGATATGTGTAGAAAGGGCGTTCCAATCGTTGCTACACGTTGCGGAAGACATAAGGGCTATTTCCTAGCGAGTAACAAACACGAATTACACGAATATATCAAACCGCTAGAGGCGGAATATTACGAGGCAATGAAACGCATTAATAAATTAAAAGCGTTGACGAGCGACGATTATAAAAAAGTTGAGCTAACAAGAAAAGGGGTATTTAACAATGATCAATAATGTTGTAGTAGTTGGAAGACTTACACGGGCGGTAGATTTACGCTATACAAGCAACGGGACGGCTTACGCGTCGTTTACACTAGCGACCGACCGTGATTTTAAAAATCAAAACGGGGAAAAAGAAACAGATTTTATTAATTGTGTAATGTGGCGTAAACCTGCGGAAAACCTAGCGAATTACACTAAGAAAGGTTCGTTAATCGGTATTGAGGGACGTATTCAGACAAGAAATTACGACAACCAACAAGGACAACGCGTTTATGTAACCGAGGTGCTGGCGGAAAGATTCCATTTCCTAGAAAGCTCAAAAACGGCTAATAACGACGTTTTAAGCAACGAGGGTACAAACACCCTAGGATTTAATAAAAATCAAAATTCGAGCGGAAATTGTGCAAATTCCGACCCTTTTACAAGCGGGGGCGACGTGTTCAATGTTAATGATGACGACTTACCATTTTAAAATTGAAAAAGTTAAGTTTGATAAAAACGTAAATATTCCAATTCCGGGGGCTGTAAATTTTACAGTTCCTAGGGAAGATTTACTAGAAATACACGATACGGACATAACAAAATTTATTAAAAAGTATGTAAACGGGCTAACAGAAAAAGAGGTAAAACATTGGTACGAGCTAAGACAGAAATATTTATAGACGGGGTGGCCTATCCGGTAATTAAAGAGCTAGAGTTTAATTACGTGATCCAATACGGAAACGATAAGCGGTTATTTAACAAGCGTAAAAAACGGTTGGTAGGTACCGGCTACAATGACAAGAAACAGAAAAGGAACGCGACGGTAAGAACGGCACGAGGAAAGAGTGGAAATTACGACCAAGTAGAGCATTTTAAACTCATACCGAGATTTAACAAGATACGCGAAAAAAACGATAGGTATACATTACATGAGCTTGCTAGAAATATCGGAACAAGCGAGATGACGTTAAGCAATTTTAAAAACGGTAAGCGTGTTAATGAAACGACAATAAAAATAATTCGGGAGTGGATATTAGAAAATGAGTAACTATTTAATCAAAATCGGCAATTTATATTACGCGGGTACACACGATTACACCGCGGAACAAGGCTATTTAGACAAGCGACACCCGCGGTTATTAATCAAGCTAAACAAGTTCGATTTTAACGCAACGCAATTCGCAAGTGAAAAATACGCTAGAGAGGTAGCGGACAAGCTAAAGTTTAAATGTACGGTAGTTAGACTCGAGGGAGAGGAACATAAAAAACCGGACGTCGAATATTTAAAGAGCCCCGCGGTTGTAGCGGACGCATTACAAGCAATTATAGACGAGTACGGCGAACGTAAAGCCCGCGAGCTTTTAATGGTTTCTAACTATACGTTTGACAAGATTTTAAACGGACGAGCGGACGACGTATGGTTCAGATTAATTCTAAACACGCTAAAAACTATGATTAATCTAGGACGCCGTGAGGTTCAAATGTATATGAATTATAGACGCGACCTTGAATATAAATTAAAGGGGTAATCGTATGAAAATTATGAGTAAGGTTATATGCCCCTACTGTCAAGAATGGTTAGATATTGAAAGTTTTATAACCCTAGACGATTTAAAAAACGAGTTTGCATACAAAGAGTGTTATTTATGCAATAAACGATTCGCGTTGTTTTTAAATACCACTATCAAGGCAAACCCGTACACAATCGAAATATACATTGAGGATAAAATACGTACGATAAAATTTTATAAAGAAATATTAGAAGAAAACCCGACAAGCCCGACAAATACGCTAATAAAATCACTAAAATATCATGAGGCGGAATTAGAAACACTGTATAAATTGCAAAAGGAGAATGAAAAGAAATGAATAACGATACAGAAAAAGAGTTAGAGCATGAAATTATGGAACTAGAAACAATACTAGCAAACAAGAAAGAAAAGTTAGAAAGATTGAAATTTATTCATGCGAACAGACGTTATTATTTAAATTGGGACGGGAGTATTCACGAAATGACACCGACCATGAATGATACGACAAAGGAAAGCGGTATTAAACAAGGGAATGTATTTAAAACAGTCGAAGACGCGGAAAAAGAACGCGATAGACGAGCGCTATTATATGAGTTTAACCAATTCAAAAACGAACGTAATAAGGGTTGGACGCCTAATTGGAACGACATTTCCGAGAATAAAAATTACATCTATTTTGGTTGCGAAAAAGCGTTAATAAACGTGGCTGTAAATACTACGCGAGAGTTTGTAACATTCGGTTATTTTCGTAATGATACGGACTGTATGGACGCTATCAAGAAATTCGGCGACAGAATTAAAAAGCTATACATTGACTAGGAGGGAGACGGTATGACCTTAACATTACAAGTGGACAGCGCTGGAGTACGACACGTAAAGATAGACGCGACAAATATTGACCGTATACAAGGCGAAACGGGCGGACGAAAAACAATCATTTGTTATAGAGGCGTAACGTGGAATAAAGAGGGCAAAATGGACTACGTAAAAACGAATATAACCGTATTCGAGCCCGTGGAAGACGTTATTAAGAAGTTCGAGAAAACCGGGCAAAAAATGAAAAGTTTTCAATGCTACACGAACGATAAAGATATAGAGAGAGTTATAAACGGGGGTTACTTATAATGACAAAAGACACAATCTATTTAAAATCGGGCGACGCTTTCATAATCATGTGGGAGGATAGCGTCGAGATAGTACAGCCCGACGGCAACAGTTGTATAGTTAGACGGCTAGAGAAAAATAAAAGTTCAATCGAGCTAATCAAACGAACGCCGGACGAGGTAAAAGAAATTGCCGAGCGTTACGAGAAAACACGGCCAACCATAAATAATATGATCCCGCAATTTAAACAACAGTTAAACGTAAATAATGCAATTCCGCAATTTAACAAACCACTAAACACAATGACGCCTAAGAAAGAACAAGACGTTACGACAGTTTGCAACGTACCTACATTTCACGGGCCGGACGGCGACAAGCTAGCCGAGGCGGTAACGTTGGAACTAGGGCAAAAGGTTATACGAATTAATGAGGGGTTATAACATGGACACTAACTTACATGATCCACGCGGTAAAATTCGTTGCATACAGCAAGCGGAAAACGAGAAAGCACGAAAGGCGGAAACTTTATTAAAGAACTTTAGCGAATATGTAAAACGTAAGGGGCTAAAACCAATAGACGACCATAAAAAGCTATTGAAAGAGTTAAACATGAAATAGAAGACCGGGAGAGTGATACGAAATGATAGAGTTAAACACGGAAGAGGGTACTAAACTAGAAATCTATGATCCTAGCTGTATCGTATCTATGAGAGAGCTTTATGGCGGGCGCAAAGGAGAGTACACGAACTTAACTATAAGCGGGTTAACTTGTAGCGTTACAGTACTAGAAACTAAAAGACAGATAGAAAGAATGTTAAAACTAGAGCGCGAGCAAGCAAAAGACCACGAAAACTATACTAACAAAATGTATAGATATACTAAAAAGCTAGTATACAAAGGCGGTAGAGTACGCGACCTTAAATGGACAGAATACGTAATAGTAACAGCGACTAAAGGTGGGAAAGTAACGGCAATAGACCAGCACGGTAAAGAAATAGATATAGCGGAAACCGTAAAAGTAGAGCGTGAAACAAAGCTAGCGGGTAAAACAGTAGAGCTAGAAGAAAAGTTTTTCATAAAACCCGTTGGAAAGGGGCGTTATTGGAATGATTGAAGTATACGACGCACACGAAAAACAGTCGGTAATGATTAATGTTAACAAAATTATAATCGTATACCGTGGTATTTCTGGCAAAGTAAACATAAAAGTAGACGGGTTAGAATACCCAATAGAAACCGACGCGAGCTATGAAGAAATTAAGGGCAGAATAGCGAAAAAGGGGTAAAAGAACAATGAAATTTATTACACTAACAGACGCAAACCAAGAAACAAGAAAATACGCGATAAACATTAATAATATCGCTTGTATTGAAACGTATGTAAACGACGACGGAAAGTTGTTTACATGGATACATGGGAACGGAATCGACAAAGGCACAGTATACGTTAAATAAACGGCAGAACAAATTTTAAACGCGCTAGAACGACAACAAACGATAGAACAGATTTTAAAAAATGTTGTGAGGTAGTTACGAACAAAGCCGTAAAACACTATTGAACACACTAAAGGAAATGTAAAGGGGAATACATGGATAAGTCAGAACTAGCATATTTTGAGAAACTATTTAAAGAGTATTATTCATACGACAAGAAAATTCTATTAAGAAAAGCGGAACTTACAGTACGAGAGATAGACGAAAACGTTGGAGGCGGTAAGAGCAATATTAGAGCTAAGACAGTCGAAAATATGGTAATCAAGCAATTATCAGACGAACGCCTCGTATTTCTTGAAAATGTAAAAGACGCTATCGAGTATACGTTGGACATGATCGAAATGATAAACCCGCATTTTAAAACGCTAATCGTTGAAAAGTATTTCAAAAACGGCGGTATCGAAACGTGGGAAGACGTCGCCAAGCGAGTAGGTTGGTCGACGAGCCAAGCGTACAATATCAGATATAAGACGCTAGAAATTTTTGCCAACAAACTCGGACTAGCGAATACGCTTTAAACTTTAGAAAAAATGATGTAGTTTTCCACTAGCTTTTACGATATATTGGTATTGTGAAAGTTTAGCGGAAAGCTATTTCTTTTTACACTCTTTTTCTAAGACGGGGAAACCTGACACCCCGTTAAACGCTCGGTAGTGTAACGTAACACGCGCGCTTATTTATAAAGCCTGTATCATAATGACATTTCCTTTAAAAGTTTGTATTTTCTACTGTTATGTATTTCAGCGCGAAACACCGGTTCAAACCCGGTACGAGTGATAGCCAATTAAGTGGCGAAATTCCAACGAACTGTTATTCATGGTTGGTACTCCGAATATTTTCCCTCTCGTCGCCTATCGCGGGAGGGTTTAATTAAATTTAATACATATTTCCCGGTCGTGGGTTCCCTATCCGGAAAGGGCACACGGAACACAAAAAGCAAAAGTTAACGCGTTCAAGTTAACTACCGCCAGTTTTACGGGTTAGAGGCGAGAGTGTACTTTGCTAGTTAGTAGGAGGGGCGCCGTTAATACCGTTTTAACACTACTACTAGTCTATGACACACAATGTATATACAGCTTACTACACCGCTGGTAGGGTAACGTTACGTTCACGGGTTGTTTAATAGGGTTGAATAAAGGCGCCTAGCTAGTGCCATAAAACCTAGTTAAATGACTCTAGTAATGGTTATTGAGGTTCGACTCCTCATGTAGTATTATCCTTTAAGGAGAAACCATAAAATACAATTTAAGGCTTACTACTACTAGCCTAATGATACACACACTAAGAGCCTAGCGCTCATACTAAGACGTCTAATTAAAGGCGTCTTTTTTATTGTTTAGAAAAAAGAGAAAAAGAAAAGAGGTAAAAGGAAATGCAAACAGATATTAGAAAACGTATCGAGTACGCGTTAATCAAGCGACTAGGAGTTAAAGGGTGTAAAAACGTCGAGATAGATAAAATAGACAGCTTACACGAAAGACGCTATATGGTACCGGTTGGGGAAAGAGTGGACTATATGACGTTCGATAGACACGGCGAAATAAGTTGTTACGTGATCATAACGGACAAAGAAGAACTATTTTACAACAAACACTACCCGTTACATGGACATAGAAATTTTTTCGTAATGCCGGAAGAATTATTTAACGAGGTAAATAGTAAAAGAGATTTTTTAGAAATGGTTGGTAAAGACACCGGAGTAATGACATTAAACGACAAAGACGAATTGTTAAGAGGGTTCGCGTGTAGCCGAGTAGGGCTACCACCATGGAAAGCGACGTTATTATTAGAGTGTTTTGCAAGGGCTACGGCTAGAGAAACAGCGAAACTATACGAATTAGAATACAAGAACGAAATAACCTAGAGAGGGGTAAAAAGGGCGTGAAGACTTGAAGAAAAAAGACGGTAGGGACGGAACAAAAAACCTAAAACCGACGAATACGCTAACCATGGAAGAACGGAAAGAACTAGCCCGCAAAGGCGGGAAAGCGTCCGTAATAGCTCGACGGAAGAAAGCGGACTTAAAAAAGACAATGCAAGTACTACTAAGCCTAGACGTTACGGACAAGAAACAACGTAAGCAACTCGAAGATTTAGGACTCGAAACAACAAACGAGGCCTTGCTAGCTTTAACGACGTTTCAACAAGCCGTAAAGGGGAACCAGCGAGCGACGGAAAACGTAATTAAGCTAGCGACTACGGAAAAAGACAAGCACGACATAGCGGAACAGAAAGAAAGAATAAAAGCTATGAAGATGAAGAACAAACGCGAACTCGAGGCGGGAGGTTTAGAAAATGGCGAAATTATCATTTTCAACGACATTCCGAGCGAGTGAGAATATAAACCCGACGTATTACAAAGTATGGCACACGCAAAAGCCGTACATAGTGTTAAAGGGCGGGCGTAACTCTTTCAAGTCTTCCGTGATTGCATTGTTGCTAGTGTTCAAAATGGCGCAAGCGATACAAAAAGGGCAAAAAGTAGAAATAGTTATTATCCGGAAAGTGGCGAATACATTATACGATAGCGTCTATCAACAAATTAAATGGGCTTTAGATAAGTTCGGACTGTCTGACAAGTTCGAGCCTCGTAAAAGTCCGTATAAGATCATACACAAAGGAACAAACAGCACGTTTCACTTTTACGGGCAAGACGACTACGAAAAACTAAAGTCTAATAAAGTAGGCGGAATAATTGCCGTTTGGTATGAGGAGGCTAGCGAGTTCAAAAGCTCGGAAGAATTCGACCAATCAAACGTAACCTTTATGCGACAAAAACACCCGGACTACGAGCGAGTACAGTTCTTTTGGTCGTATAACCCGCCTCGTAACCCTTATAGTTGGATAAATGAGTGGACGGAAAGCCTAAGAGATAGCGAAAGTTATTTAATACATGAGAGTAGTTACCTAGACGATACACTCGGTTTCGTTACGGAACAAATGCTAGACGAGATAGAGCGTATTAAACAGAACGACTATGACTATTACAGATACTTGTATTTAGGGCAAGCGGTAGGGTTAGGCAATAACGTTTATAACATTGATTTAATGCAAGGTGTAGACGCTGTACCGGAAGATGAGCGACCTATTTATTTATATTTCGCTAGTGATACGGGGCACCAACAAAGCGCGACTACCTCATTATGTTTACTACTGACACACAAACAAGGCGAACAACGCCCGCGGGTGTATCTACTAGACACGTACTATTACAGCCCGCAAGGCCGAGTACATAAAAAGGCGCCTAGTCAGTTATCAAAAGACTTGCGAGAGTTTGAGTTACAAATGAGCAAGCAATACAAGCGTGTAACAATCCGTAATAGAACAATGGATAGTGCCGAGGGGGCTATCCGTAATCAGTACTTTGAAGACTACGGAATACGCTGGCACGCTGTAAACAAAAAGAAAAAGGTTGTAATGACTGAATACGTCCAATCGCTACTAGCGGAGGGGCGTTTTTATTATCTTAAAACACCTAACAACCTCGAATATTTTATCAACGAGCATAAAACCTATTCATGGGACGAGAAAAGTTTAATGAATGATGATCCGCAAGTTATCAAAGAGAATGACCACACTTGCGACGCGTTCCAATATTTCGTCATGGATAATTTACGAGATTTAGGACTAGAGCATTAAAAGGAGGTGTACGAGTGCATTGGTTAAACAGATTGATTTATTTATTTAAGAAAGGGGGCGGACAATTGAGAGATATTATTTTAGGACAAAGTATTAATAAAATTACAGACCACCCGCGCGTCGCTATCGACCAACGGGAAATAGACCGTATTAATGACAATTTCCGCGTGTATACGGGTAAGCATAAACCTATTGAATACCTAAACAGTAACGGACGACGCGTTAAACGTCCATTCGTGGCGTTAAACATGGCGAAAGTAGTATCGGGCTATATTGCCGGCGTGGTATTCAACGAACAATGTTCAATTTATGTAGACGATATAAACGGCGACAAGAAAGAACAAACAGAAAGTAAGGCTAATCAATTCATACAAACAGTTTTAAACGATAACAAGTTTAAAAAGAACTTTTCTAAGTATTTAGAGGCTATGTTCGCAACGGGAGGCCTAGCGGTTAAACCGTACGTTGACGGTAACAAGATTGAGTTTAGTTGGTGTCTAGCGGACACATTCATTCCGTTACAATCCAATACAAACAACATTAGCGAATGTGTAATCACGTCAACATATAGCGAGGCTAGTGGGAAGAAAACTATTTACTATACCTTGCTAGAGTTCCACGAGTGGCAAAAGAACGGCGACTACACTATTACGCATGAGCTTTACTACTCGGACAATAAAGACGTAATCGGGAAACGAATTGCGCTAACTGACTATGAGCCTTGCGCGGACTTACAAGAGGTTATCACGTTGAAAGGTTTAACCCGTCCGTTGTTTGCTTATGTAAAACCTTACGGGTTTAACAATATCAACCCGCGTTCGCCGTTAGGCCTTTCAGTCTTCGACAACGCAAAGCCAACATTACAACAAATTGACGAAACATACGACGCGTTCCGTTGGGAAATCAAACAAGGGAAACGTCGTTTTATTGTTAGTGATCATTTCCTACGAGGCGAACAAGACGCACTAGGTAACGTTCGTACTTACTTTGACGAAGAAACGGACGTATTCGTTGGTTTGCCGGCCGGTATCGACGATATGAGCAAGAAAGACATTACAAGCGACCTAAGAACGGGCCAATACATCGAGGCTATTAATAAGTTCTTATCTACGCTTGAAATGCAAACGGGGTTAGCGAGTGGCACGTTTACATTCGACGGTAAGAGCATGAAGACAGCGACCGAGGTTGTGAGTGAGAAATCAGACACTTACCGTACACGTAATTCACACGTTACGGAAATTGAGGAGTTTTTAAAAGAGCTAATCGTTTCTATTTTCGAGTTAGGGAAAGCAAGCGGGCTATATACCGGTAACATTCCAAGTTACGAACAAATAGGCGTCGACTTTGACGACGGCGTATTTAGCGACAAAAACGCGGAACTAGATTTCCTAGGTAAAGCGTCAATCAACAAGTTTATTAGTAAGCATGACGCTATTAAACGATTATTTAACCTAACCGACGAGCAAGCGGGCGAATGGTTAGAGCGTATCAACGAGGAAGAATACAAGTCAAGCGTTGAATATCGCGAAAATAAAGCCCTAGAGGACGAATACGGGGCGGTTGAATAATGACTATCATTGATAAGTTAAACGAGCGTACGCGCAACATATCAAACGAATACAGCGATATAACACTAGCTGTAATTAAAGAACTAGCGCAAGAATTAAACATGACGGAAGAAAACTTAATAATGTGGCGCGCTAGAGTCGAGTTAAAAAAGTATTCCGTTGTAGATCGTGTACGGCGTGAAATTGCGCCAAAGGTTAGCAAGGCTAACAAAGAATTAGAAACAGAAATAAACGAGGCGAGCGTTGACGTGGAAAACGAAAACGCCCGCTTTTTTAGTACACCCGACTACGAACTAGCGCTAAAGAGTGTTGAAAGTGTTAAGGAGTTAGCTTTTAAGGACTTTCACGAAAACGTACAAAAGACCTTACTTGATAAAAACATTCATAACAACGCTATTCGTAAGACATACGACAGCATTTTAGAACGAACGAGCCGTGAATTAGTCAACGGAAACGTAACACTAGAGCAAGCAATAGAAAAGGCGGTAATGGACGTATACGAACAAGGCCTACCGTCTGAATTTATTGATAAGGCGGGGCGCGTATGGAATATAGAGCGGTACGCGGAAACAGTCGCAAGAAACGCTATGCAAAACACATATAACAAAGTACGTACAGCACGAATGGAACAAGAGGAACTATACACCGTTCTAGTATCTTCACACATTAGAGCGCGTGAGGCGTGTTCGTATTGCCAAGGGAAAGTAATTGATATTCGGCCAATCGGAGAGAATACAAGCGGTTATCCAAGCGCCTACGAATACGGCTACGGAACACCAGCGGGGCACCGTGGTATTAATTGCCGTCATCAGTGGTTTCCGTATGATCCCGACATAAACGAAAATAACCAGCCTCAATACGAGCCGGAAGACGCGCAACGTACCGAGGCTATTTATCAACAGCGAAACGCATTAGCGCGACGCATTAGAAAGACTAAAGGAAAACTAGAACTAGCTAAGACGCTTAAAAGCGATAGCGTCGAGCGTTATACAAAGTTGCTACGTAAGCAACAAGCACGCATGCGGGACTACGTGAAAGAACATGACTTGAAACGTGATTACAGCCTAGAGCGTGCACCAATTCAAAAATAAAATACCGTCTTTTCGGGAGGGGTAGACGTTAAAGAGCACCAACAAAAACTACTTACGAGAGGCAACCTCGTATAAAAGCGTAAAGGAGATATAAAACATGGACTTTAAAGAATATTTACAGTCGAAAGGCCTCGACGTGGCGACAGCGGAAGACATCATTAATGGAATGGCGGAACACAAGCTATATACAACCAATGAAGAAAACGCCGGAACGCGACTAAGCAAGGCAAAAGAAAAGAACAAACAGTACGAGGAAGATTTAAAGAACGCTAATACGTTAATCGAGCAATTAAAGCAAAGTAACGTAAGCGCGGAAGATATGAAAGCTAAGTTAACGGACTACGAAAAACAGATTGAAGAATTAAACAATCAACGACAAGTAGACAAACTTAACAACTATATCGACCTAGGGTTAACAAGTGCTAATGTTCGCAACTTAAAAGCGGTTAAGGCGCTGTTAAATATGGACAGTATCAAGGCCAATGACAAGGGAGAGTTTGAGGGGTTAACGGAACAGTTAGACGCGCTAAAAGAGAGCGACGGTTATTTATTCAACGCTAGCGAGCCGGAACAATCAAACGCGCCTCGTTTTGCTGGCGGTAATCCTAACAACGAGCCTAAGTTATCGGAACTAGACCAAGCATTATTTAACGGCTTTGACAATGTATAAAACAATCTAAAAAAAGAAAAGAGGATATATAAATATGGCAATTAATTACGCGGATAAATTCGCCCCTAAAGTGGACGAACGTTTTTCAGCCGAGGCGCTTTCAGCACCAGCGGTTAACAAAGATTATGATTTTGTGGGAGTTTCAACGGTTAAAGTATATAGCGTGAATACGGTTGAAATGGGCGACTACTCACTAACAGGAACATCACGTTATGGAACACCTAAAGACCTAGAAAATGAAGTACAAGAAATGACGTTATCTCAAGACCGTTCATTTACATTCGTTATTGATCGTAAGTCTATCGACGACACAGTTGGACAAATGGAAGTAGGGAAAGCCCTAGCACGTCAAATTAGCGAACGTGTAATTCCGGAAGTAGACAAATATGTATTCGGTAAAATCGTGGCAGGCGCGGACGCTGGCAACGTTGTTACAAAAGCAATTACAAAAACGAACGCTTATGAGTCAGTATTAGACGGACAATTAGCATTAAACGACGCAAAAGCGCCTCGAGTTGGTCGCGTGTTATACGTTTCAAACGCGTTTTATAAAGCAATTAAACAAGATGAAAGCTTTATCAAGGCTTCTGACCTAGGACAACAAGTATTATTTACGGGACAAGTAGGGGCTATTGACGGGCTTGCTGTAATTCCGGTTGCTAAGTCTGAAATGCCGGAAAATGTGGAGTTCTTTATCACTCACGCGGTTAATACAACAGCGCCGGTTAAATTAGAAACTTACAAGATCCATGAAGACGCACCGGGAATTAGCGGTTTCTTGGTTGAGGGACGTTTACGCTATGACGCGTTCGTATTAAACAACAAGAAAAAAGGAATTTATGTTCACAAAAAAGCTTAATTTAAGGGGGCTATAAAGTGGAATTAATCAAAGACGGGGTAACACATAACGTTACTGACGAGGTATTTATCCAAGCGCTAAGAAACGAGGGCTTTAAAACGCCGGAGGAATTAGCGGAAGAACAAGCAACAGAAACAGCAGACGTTAAAGAGGGGGACGAGTAGCCCCCTTTATTAGTTAAAGGAGGCGAAAGGCTTTTGAAATATTTAACGCATGAAGAAATGCAAGAACTAGCAACAGAAATGCCCGTTACATTCGAGGTAATCACTAAGTTAGTAGCCGAGGCAGAAAAGCTAGTTAACATTTATACACGTCGTTTTTACTTTTACAATGACTTTAATAACGAAAACAAGTTTATTAAAGAGTGCATTAAGGACGCTATCCGTGAGCAAGTAAGATATTTTCATAGCACTAACACGTACACACTAGAGGAAATCAACGACACACCGCAAACGCTAACTATCGGACGAATGACTATTAGTAACTCGTCTAAGTATGGCGGTTCGGGTAATAGTGGAAACACTCGACCGGTAGCGTGTTTAGGCTTTATGGACAATCTAAGCGCTACGGGGCGTTTGTGGCGTGGTGTAGATTAATGAATAACGTTAATAGACTAAAACGACAAATTGAGCCTAGTTTAATTCATACAATCGAATACCAAGAATATACCAGCCAAGATAGAAACCATACAGCAAGTTTTAAAGACGGCGTAACCATTGAGCATTGTCGCGTTGATATGACTAGAACGTACACGCAAACAGCAAGTACAGAAAACGAAAGTATTAGCGCCGTGCTATTCATGGTTAACGGGCTATCAACGCCCTTTACAGCATTAAAAGAGAAATCAAAGGTTATTTACAACGGGAAAACATACAGAATATATAAAATACTTGATAATTACGAGCCGTTCGCTAATAACCTTTTCTCTTATGAGGTTGAGTTAATTAATGAGGGTTGACGTAAAAGTTAATACAAAGGACATAGACAAGAAATTGTCTAAGGCCAATTTAACGAACGCTAACAGAATAGTAGCGGGACAAATGCTAATGGACATGACGCCTTTTGTACCATTCCGGAAAGGGACGTTAAGAGGCTCGGCACATTTAAACGGCAACGTTTTAAGTTGGAACACACCTTACGCGCGCCGTCGTTTCTATGAGGAAAACGTAAACTTTACGACACCGGGCACCGGGGCACGTTGGGACAATCGGGCTAAGGCTGTAAACATGGACAGTTGGTTACGAGTATTAAAGAAAGGTATCGGGGTTTAGTATGGATCTACAAGAAAGATTAGGCGACTATATCGAGAGTTTAAACACCGGAGTTCCGTTATTTAATGAGTTTAACGACAAAGGTAACTCGGTTTCGATTTACACAATCGCGGGAGGCCGTACAGTCGTTGAATATATGGACGGGGCAAAGGATAAAGAACTTAACTACGAGTTGCAAGTAAAAGTAAATTTAAACGACAGAAACAAGGGACTAGACGCCCTCAATAAGATTAGTAAAGGTTTAGAGGAACTAGAAACGCTAGAAAGCGCGGACGGTTCCTTTAAGTTTAAAAAAATAAAAGTTAGTAGTGATCCGTACCTTATGGACGTTACAAACGACAATAACATTTATTTTAGGTTCACGTTTATCGTGAGCGTAAACATTAAACCAAAGGGGGAAATTTAATAAATGGCAACAATGAAAAACGCGTTACGTAAACACTATATCGCGGATTGGGCAAAAGAACATACAGAGGCACCAGCTAAAGAACAATTCAAGCGCCTAGCTAAGAATATCGCGACAATTACAGACGATACAGACGAAGAAACAGACGACAAAGCGTTTTACGACGGCGACGGAACAAAGGAAAAGAAAGTAGTCGGTATTTCTGAATCATGGAAAGCGGAAGGGATTCGCGACTATGAAGACGAGGCACAAAACCTTATCGCGTCTAAGAAACGTAAAACGGGCGACAATCGTAAAGTATGGCACAAAATCGTTGACTCAGTAGAAAAAACTGAAGTTTGCGAAGTAGCGACATTATCAGACATTAAGAGCGGAGGAGGCGACGCGGGGGACGACGAGGAATTTAGTTGCACAATTACATTCAACAAAATTGCTAAAGAAACACCTCACGTTAAAGGCTAACACGCATGAGGGGCTTTATAGCCCCTCTTTTTTTATGACTAAAAACAGAAAGAGGGTAAAACATGGTAGATATTCAAATTAAGCGCTCGGGCTTTCCGGTAATTATCGGCGGGCACGAATTTTGGTACGACCTAAGCGTTGAGAAAGTAAAAGAATATACGGAAATCGAACAGCGCGTTAACGAACGTTTACAAGAAATTCAAAAAGAAATCGTCGATAAGGCTATTTTAAACGGCGACAAGGTAAACGTTGATAATTTCGACGGCGCATTAGAGCTTTCAAAGGAAACTTGCAAACTCAACTACGATTTAACGTTCGGTGAGGGTACTTTCGACACTCTATATAAAGATTTTCCGGACGTACAAGCGCTATTTAACGCATGGTTCGAGGTTCAAGCGTATATCGAGGTTAAGTTAGAACAGATCAGACAAGAAAACGAACAACTAAGCAAAACAAAAGCGGACGAATACAGAAAGAAACTAGCCGAGAAATAAGAGAGGCGGGCGTATGAAGATAAACGAACGCCTCATTAATGAGTTTACTTTCAAGGGTAAGACGTACCCTATTAATTTAGCTTTTGACCGCGTGTTAGATATGCAAGATATACAACTAGATGACGACTTACTAATCGACGACAAGATAGAGTTAATGTTACGCACATTAAATATTGATTGTGAGGAAGATTTAAGGGCCGAGGTACTAGAGTACGTGTTATACAACGTAATCACACCGGAAGAAGACAGCGAGCAAGAATACGACTTACTCGGAAACCCTATGAAAAAGATTGTAGAGGATAGCGAACGGACAATAGATTTTGTCCAAGACGCAAGCCTCATATATAGCGCGTTTCGTCAAACCTACGGAATAAACCTATTTAACGAATACGGGCGCTTGCATTGGTACGAGTTTATCGCTTTGCTAGAGGGCTTACCGGAAGACACCTTGTTATATCAAGTAAGAAACATTCGCGCATGGAAACCACAAAAGGGCGACAGCGCGGAATACAAGCGGAAAATGAGAAAGCTTAAAGATCAATACAAAATTAAAGGAAAGGGGGGCGAATAATGGCGGATGGACAATTAAAAATTGAGGTTATCGTTGACGGCGTGGACATTGACAAGGTTAAAAAGAAAATCAAGGAACTAAAAGCCGAGGCGACTAAACAAGCAAAAGGCGACGGGTTAGAAAACGTTAAAAAAGGCCTAGAGGAAACCGGACAGAAAGCCGAGAAAGCTAAAACAAAGGTTAAAGAGTTCAAAGACGAGGCCGAAAAGAAAGCTAAAAGCGACGGGCTAGAGAATGTTAAACAAGATTTAAACGTAACGGGAAACGAGGCGGACAAGGCCAAAGGAAAAGTAAAAGGGTTCAATGACGAGGTAAGAAAACCCGTTAACACGGACGGCCTAAAAGGACTACCGCAACAATTTAAGAAACCAGCGGACGAGGCAGACAAGGGCAAAAGCAAGGTTAAAGACTTTTTTCTAGCGTTCGGCGCTGTACGTATCGCGGAGAAAGCTATCGGGACGTTAACGAGCGCACTAGACGGGGCTATTAAACGTTTTGACACGTTAAACAGTTACCCGCGCGTGTTAAAACTCATGGGCTTTGATACGCAACAAGTCGCAAAAAGTACGAAACAGCTTTCGGAGGGTATCGACGGTTTACCGACGTCTTTAGACGAGGTAGTTTCGACTAGTAAGCAGTTAACAACGATTACAAAAGACCTAGGATATTCAACTAAACTAACTCTAGCACTTAACAACGCGTTCCTTGCGAGCGGTTCAAGTAGTGAAGACGCTAGCCGTGGTTTAGTACAGTTTCAACAAATGCTATCTAGCGGAAAGGTAGACATGCAAAGTTGGAAGACGTTACAAGAAACAATGCCAATCGCATTATCAAAAACGGCCGAGGCGTTCGGGTTTACCGGCGCAAGTGCTAAAACACAATTTTACACGGCGTTACGTGAGGGAAAAATCACGTTTAACGAGTTCGGTAAAAAGTTAATCGAACTTAACAAAGGCGCCGGAGGGTTCGCGGAACTAGCGAAAGAAAGTACACGCGGACTAGGAACATCACTTAAAAACCTATCTAACACAACCGTCAAGGGACTAGGTAACATGATACAAGCGTTTGACGACTTTACAAAACAAGTTACCGGAAAGAATATAGACCAGCATATTGACAGCTTGAAACACACGATAAACGGCGCATTTACGGCTATCAACACCGCAATTAAAAGCGCGGGGGCACCAATCGCGTTTATTGTTAACGGCTTCAAGAAACTGTTTGAAATATGCCCGCCTTTAAAAGTCGCTTTAGACGCGGTTATAGTAGCGTTTGTAACTATGTTAGGCTGGGCGGCGTTACAAGCTATTTTAAGCGGTATCGCTACGGGGTTTGTAGCCGTTACAACGGCTTTAGTTGCTATGAAAACCGCTGTATTAGGTTTAATGGGCCCGGTCGGTTGGGTAGCCGTATCAATAACGGCTCTAGGTTCGGCGTTCTTTGCTTTAACTGAATATCTGAAATCAGACGATCTAAAACAAGCCGAGGCAGATATTAAGAGCCTAAAAACAGCAACGGACGAACTCACAAAGAGCGTATCAGAAAACAACGATCAGCATAAAAGCAATTTAAAAGAGATTAAGGAAAGCGGAAAAGAAAACGAGAAACTCGCGCAAGAGGTTATCAGTTTAGCAAACGCGGAAAATCTCTCGGGCGCTCAAAAAATCTTACTCAAAAAGAAAATCGAAAGCCTTAACCAAAGTATCGAGGGTTTAAACCTTAAATACGACAAGAACACCGGCAAATTATCAATGAATAGAGAGGCTATTATGGCCCGTATTAAAGCCGGAGAGGGCGAAAACAAGCTAGTAGCTATCGAGAAAGAGTTATCGAGCGCATACGCCGACCAACGAGCGGTAGTTGAGCAATTAAAAGCCGTTGAGGAAGAAAAACGCAAAGTCCAAGAAATGAGCGGGCTTACAGATTGGGAGAAACGTCAAAAAGTAAAACAGCTTGACGAACAATATAAACAATTACAAGCGACACACAAAGAAACGGAAAGTACTATTAATAGTCTTTCGCTAGCGCAAAAACAAGCAGCCGTCGAGGTAGCGGCCGCGGTAGAGGCTGGCGCACAACGTCAAATTGTAACGTACGAAAGTTTAAACGCTAACCAACAAAAGGTAGTAGACGAATTACGTACCAAGTACGACGAACTACACACATCAGCGACGAGCGCGTTCGAGCGTATCAAACAAGACGCGGTAGTTTCAGCGGGCGAAATGGCGAACATCATGAGCGAGAATACTAACACCGTTAAAACGTTCGGCGACAATATCAAGACGTTAACGGAACGCGGGCTAGACCAAGGCTTAATCGAGCAATTACGACAAGCGGGGCCAAAGTCAGCGGAACAAGTACGAGCACTTGCGAGCGCCAGCGACGCGGAATTACAAACGTTAAACACGAAATATAAAGAGGGCGGGGAAGCAGCCGTCGAGGCCTTAAAGAACTCTCTTAACATTCCGACAGATACATTTACCGAGCCTTTACGAAACTTAATCACGCAAAGTAAACAAACGTTATCCGGCGCGGTAGCGGAGGCAGGCTTTGAAGAATTAGGTAAAAACGTAACCGACGGAATTACGCAAGGGGTACAAGCAAACGCGAGCGCACCGTCGGAGGCTATCGGAGAAATTGGTACTAATATTTCGGACAAGTTCGGTAATGTAATGGGAATACAATCGCCGTCTACCGTTATGGCAGAAAAGGGCCAATACGTGGTAGAGGGTATCGTGCAAGGTATCGAACAATCAAAGGGTAGCGTTGAAAGTATTATGCAAAGTGTAGCGGACACAATCACGCAAAAAATGGATCAGTTAATTTCAGATATGCAAAATAAAGCGAACGAATTGCCGAGAGTGTTCGACGCTATGAGAGGTTCAATGGTATCAAGTGGCGAATACGCTATGAGCGGGCTAGCCGTCGGACTTGCAAACGGGGCCGGACAAGCGTATTCAATGGCGGAAAGTATCGCTAGTAACATTCGTTCTAAAATTAAGAGCGCGCTCGATATTCATTCACCGTCGCGTGTAATGAGGGACGAGGTAGGGCGTTGGATCCCGGCAGGTATCGCGGTAGGTATGGAACGTAATGCGGACGTGGTAGACAGTCCGTTACAGCGTATTAAACAACGTATCGCGGGTTATGATTTTAGCGCGGACAATCTGTTACGAGGCGGTAAACGCGCGCTTGATTATGGTGTAAACGCCTTTTCAAGTAATAACTTATTCGCTTTAGAAATGGCACACGGGGGCTATACCGTTGAGGTACCCGTCAACATTTCCGAGAGAGAGGTAGCGCGTGTTGTTGCGCCAATCGTTCGAGGGGAAAATAAAAAGGTAGAAAGATTAGAAAGATATAGACGAGGTGAGCGTTAACAATGTTTAGTATTCAAATAGACGGAACAGAAATCGGAAACATTTTAAAAATAACCGACGTAAACCGTGGCGGGTTAGCACCCGTTGAAAACAATACGCGTACTTATTCGGGCGTTAACGGTTCACGTCTTCTAAACAAGCGTTACAATCAACGACCAATAACTATCGAGTATGTATGTTATGACGAGGTTGACGAGAAATGGGAACTAGTCAAGAAGATTTTAACGCGTAATGAAACATTAAAAATAGTATTCGGCGACTATCCGGACAGATATTTTTTAGTTACAACGGACGGCGACACGAGTTTTAATAAAATGACGGGTACTTATGCAACGGGTACTATCTCATTAATTGCTTATTATCCGTTTGCTATCGCTAATAACGAGGTAGAGGCGGTACAAGATAACGCAAAACTAACATTCACGAACGAC